GAGTTTGAGCTATTCCATATGAGTTCAGTACCTATTACTAAGCTCTTAAAACGCGATGTAGACCTTGAGTTTGATCATACTGAATTTGATTTTGTAATCTTAGTAGGAAGCGAAGCAGCGAAAGAGTATGCTAAGATTACTAGCATTACTAATATGGCAGGCCAATTGGTAAATGAAAAGTTTATCTGTATTAGTAATCCGGCAATGCTTTTCTTCAAGCCAGAAGGTAGAGCCGATTTTGATAGAGCCGTAGCTATGATACATAACTATGTATCGGGTAAACTTAAGTCACCGAAAGCAGACGGCGAATACCACGGCATTATCAATAGTGATAAAGCTTTAGTATTCCTACAAGAAGTATATGATAATGCAGAAGGTTTTGTTGCTATGGATACAGAAACAACATGCCTATACCCTAGAGATGGGTACGTTCTAGGAATCTCTATTAGTTATAAACCTAAGCACGGTGCATATATTAGTACAGATTGTTTAGATGACGAGTGTATGGTTATGCTAAAGAAAATTATTAATAAGTTTCATATCGTATTTCATAATATGAAGTTTGATATTAAAATGATTGAGTATCATACTGAGCTACGTTTTGATCGTAGCCGTGTACATGATACAATGCTAATGCACTACACTCTTAATGAGAACGAAAGCCATAGTCTGAAGTTCCTAGCTTTAAAGTACACCGACTACGGTGACTATGATTCTGATCTTGACGAATACAAAAAGGCATACTGTGCTAGTCATGGTATTTTACAAGATGATTTTACATACGATCTAATTCCTTTTGAAATTATTTGTACGTATGCTGCAACTGACACTGCAGTTACTATTAGTGTTTTTCATAAGTTCTGGCCTCTTGTTCAAGCTAATCAGAAACTACGTAATGTTTATAATAATATCTTAGTACCAGGTACTTTATTTCTAATGGACATGGAAGAGGTAGGCATTCCTATTAGTCGCGAACGTATGACTCTAGCAGAAGAATACTTAGATAGGGAGATTGAGGCAGCTAAAAAAGATGTTTATTCCTTCCAAGAGGTTAAAGACTTTGAAAAAGACAATAACTGCATATTCAATGCAAATTCAGTACAGCAGCTTCGTAAAGTATTATTTGATTATGTAAAGCTTACCCCAGTACAGGGAAAGCTAACCAAAACTGGAGCGATCTCCACTGATGCAGAAGTACTAGAAGCGTTATCTGAAGAACACCCCCTACCTGCTGCTATTTTAAAAGTACGCCAGCTAGGGAAGATTAAAAATACCTACATCAGCAAAATATTACCGGAGCTAGATCGAGATGGTAGAATTCGTACTAATTTCAACCTTATCTTTACCACTAGTGGTAGACTTTCTAGTAGTGGTAAGTTTAATGCACAGCAGATACCTCGTGATAACCCAATTATTAAAGGATGTATTTCCGCTCCCCCTGGATACAAAATAGTATCCCAGGATTTACAGACTGCGGAAATGTTTTATGCAGCAGTACTTTCCGCGGATAAAAATCTACAGGAAGTGTTTAAAACAAGAGGGGATTTTCACTCCACAATTGCTAAAATGGTATTTGATCTTCCGTGTGCTGTAGAAGATGTTAAACGTCTATACAGTTCAATGAGGCAAAGTGCTAAAGCAATCTCATTCGGAATATTGTATGGTTCGGGTCCACAAAAGGTATCTGATACTGTTAGTAAGACTACAGGCGAATACTATGGTATCGATCGTGCTAAAGAAGATATTAAAGCATACTTTGAAAAGTTTAGTAAGCTAAAAAAGTGGCTTAAAAGCCGTGAGGAGTTTATCTGTACTAATGGGTATACTTACAGCTTCTTTGGGCGTAAGCGTCGTCTAATTAATGTATTTAGTAAAGACAAAGGTATTGCTGCACATGAAATTCGCTCAGGTATTAACTCAGAAGTTCAGTCTATTGCTAGTGATATGAACCTGCTAGGGGCTATTGATACCGCTAATGAGATCGCTACTAAAGAGCTAGATGCTAAAATCTTTATGTTAGTACATGACTCTATTGTTGCAATTGTAAAAGATGAACAAGTAGAAGAATATTGTGAGATTTTAGCTAGAAATACTCAGAAAGACCGCGGCTGCTCTATTCCAGGCGCTCCAATAGGTATTGACCAAGAAATTGGTCAAGACTACTCTTTTGGTAAATTTGAGAAGTACTACACCTTAGATGGTGGTGTACTGTCAAAGAATGAGTAGCATTGCACTACAGGACCTGTCCTATCCTGTATATGTTTTACCTGATAAGCCTATAGTAGAAGAAGGGGTACTTTACTACTATAGTGAAAATGAGAAAAACGGAGTACTAAACAGTAAGATTCTTATTGTGGATGATGCTAGCCTACCAGGTAACAGCTTAGCTGCACGCCGTCTATCTTTAGCAGTACAAAAGGTTCCATTATATAAGTTAAATAAAGCTATATTCTTTCTAGGTGATCTAATAAAAATAGCAACCACCAAGAACTATTTTATTGATTCTAATGGGAAGCTATTTAACTACAAAAAAATCACAGGCGCCAAGCTCAAGTTCTATAGAATTGCTCAAGTAATATCTATTAGAACCGGGGGTGCTATTATTGAAGTTGAAAGCATCCCAAATAGGTTCAAAGTACTTAATACTCCTGAGTTAAATGTTAAATATGCAGGAGTACTACACATAGGTATGGCAACAGTATTGTATGGTTTGTACGCTGAAAAGCCTGAAGATACAAGAAGGAAAGTATAATGGCTAAAGCAATCCTAAGTAATAGAATATATCTAGATACCACACCAGATATCCTAGAACAGTTAAAGAAAACATTAACATATAAGATTAAGAAACCCCCACGTCCAGGACTTACTCACTTTACGCAGTTTGATATTATTAAGAACTATAAATTACTACCAAAAGGTGTAATAGCTATACCGATTGGTAGAATAGACTTAATACCTAAAGACTATGAAATAGTGGATAAGCGTATTTACGAGGAGTACCCATTTCCCGACCCTAAGCTGCAGCTCCGTGGCAACCAGGTCTCTATTTACGAAGATATAGACGACAATGCATTTATTAATGCTATGGTAGGGTTTGGTAAAACATTTTTAGCACTTCATATTGCTAAAAAGTTAGGACAGAAAACTTTAGTTGTATGTCATAATACTATGCTTCGAGATCAGTGGATTGAAGAAGTAAAGAAGCTTTATAATATGGAGTGTGGTATTATAGGTAGTGGTAAGTTTGATATCGACCATGTTATTACAATTGGTAATATTCAAACACTAACTAAAGAACTACCTAAGATCTCAAAAGAGTTTGGTACTGTTATTGTGGACGAGTGCCATCACGTAACTGCAACTACTTTCTCTACTTTCTTAGATGGAATGTATGCTAGGTATAAGATAGGCTTATCAGGTACAATGAATCGTAAAGATGGTAAGCATATTCTATTTAAAGACTTTTTTGGTCTTAAACTATACCAGCCACCACAAGAGAATACAATGATACCTACGGTACGCATTGTTAAGACGGGGGTAGGTCTATCAGAAGGAGATGCTTGGGCTGTTAAAATTAATAAACTATTATATGACCCTGACTATCAGGAACTAATAGCGGTTATCGCAGCCCAGGAAATAGCAGCAGGGCACAAAGTGCTAATCATTGCAGATCGTGTAGAGTTTTTACAAAAAGTAGGAGAACTAATTGGTCCAGAATGTGTGTGCATTGTTGGTGAAACAACCTTTGAACAAAGAGTTGAACTTAAACGTCAAATTGAAGACGGTGAAAAGAGCTGCATTGCTGGCTCCCGCCAAATCTTCTCAGAAGGAATCTCAGTAAACATCCTTAGCTGCGTTATTCTAGCGGCCCCAATTGCTAACGATGCTCTACTAGAGCAGATTATTGGGCGGATTATGCGTATGCAGGAAGGCAAACTAGAGCCTTTAGTGATAGATATGAACTTTGCTAGTCCTAGCGACAGGCGTCAAAATAAAATGCGTCTTGCTTTTTATCAACGTAAAGGGTGGGAGATTGAGTAATAGTTAAGCATTGATATAAATTGATGATTAATTTTTAACTTGACCCTAGCTGCCGTTTATGCTATAATAGATATTCAAAAGGGGGAACTTTGACTCTATTTTTTAATATGCATTTATTAGAGGAGCAGGCACAAGGTAATAATACAAAATTACTTACCTTACTAGAACATCACTATAAAGGTAAGGTTATACCTAGCAAGTGGGATAAATACCCACCCTCTAGAGTGTCATTATTTGGGCACTCTTTTCTTCTAAATCCAGAAGGATTACTTTTGGATAAAAATACTGACATACTTTACAAGATTCAGTATCTAAAACTCGCTGCAAAACGCGATTACTTATTGTATAAAGCATATAAGTATAAAGGCTTGCAAAGAAGTTTCTATCCAGATTTAAACCTGGAAGGAATAAAACACAATCCGCTGTTAGAAATAACAGATTCAGATATATTTTTTAAATACGAGAAATAACAAATGGCACTAGATTTTAGCAAAACAAAAGGTAAAGCACAAAAAGCAAGTCATGAGGCGTATGCCTATAAAGATGGAGAAAACGTTGTCCGTCTAGTTGGGGGTATTCTACCACGATATATTTATTGGGTTAAGGGTATGAATGGTAAACAGTTACCTGTAGAATGCTTAGCTTTTGACCGCGAAGCGGAGAAATTCAATAATAAAGAGCATGACTGCGTTCAAGAGTTCTACCCAGAATTAAAGTGTTCGTGGGCATATGCAGTTAACTGTATTGACCCTACGGACGGTAAAGTTAAAGTACTTAACCTTAAAAAGAAGCTGTTTGAACAAATTCTTTCAGCAGCAGAAGACCTGAGTCTCGACCCTACTGACTTCGATACCGGATTCGATATCGTGTTTAAGCGCGCTAAAACAGGACCACTAGCTTTCAACGTAGAATACACCCTTAGTCAGCTGAAGCTGAAAAAGCGTGCTCTTACAGAAGCTGAGCGCGAAGCAGCTAGTACTGCTCTTTCAATCGACGAGAAGATTCCTCGTGCTACCTACGAAGAAATTAAATCTCTGCTAGAACGCCTGAAAAAGGGTGTAGATGAAGAAGAAGCAACTAGTGCTCCAGGTGTCGATGCTGAAGCCGTAAACGAGCTAGGTTAATAAATAGCCGCTATGAGGTTTCTTCATAGCGGCTTTCTTACTTAAAATAAAATGAAAATATTATTCACCTGTGATATTCACATCAAGCTGGGACAAAAGAATGTACCAGTACCGTGGGCTAAGAATAGATACAAAAAACTTATTGACCAACTACACGCGTGGCAAGAAGACGCCGATATGTTTATTATTGGCGGTGATATCTTTGATAAGTTACCTAATATGGAAGAACTAGAAGTCTACTATGACCTAGTAGCTTCTTGTAGGATTCCAACGCTTATCTACCCTGGTAACCATGAATCTATAAAGAAAGATACTACTTTCTTTACCTATTTAAAAAATGTTACTACTAGATTAAATAAGCTAGTAACAGTTATAGACGATTATTATACACATCCAGATAATACCTTTGATATAATTCCTTATAATAAACTAAAAGAATATAATCCGGCATATATAGACTTTCATGCAGATCTGCTATTTACACACGTTAGAGGCGAAATTCCCCCTCATGTTAAACCTGAGGTTAACTTAGCTATTTTTGATCGGTGGAAAACAGTACTAGCAGGAGACCTACATAGCTATGAAAATTCTCAGCGTAATATACTTTATCCTGGTAGTCCTCTAACTACTAGCTTTCATCGTACTGTAGTTGATACAGGTGTTATTTTATTTGATACAGATACTCATACACATGAGTGGATTAAGTTAAATCTACCCCAGCTAATACGTAAGACCATTCAGGCAGGTGACCCTATGGAAGCGACTGATTATCATCATACAATCTTCGAGATTGAGGGCGATATGGCAGAATTAGCTAATATGGCAGATAATGAACTAATTGATAAAAAAGTAGTTAAGCGTGATTCCGATACTGCTCTTATTTTAGACCCTAAGCTTACACTAGCTGAAGAAGTTAAAGAGTATCTAACATATATTCTAGCTTTAGACGAAAATACAATTGAAGCCTGTGTGCAGATATTGAATAATAATATGGATAAGATTGATGATTAAGTTTAAAAAACTAAAGTTTTCTAATGTATTCTCATACGGTGAGAATAACGAAATTGATCTAGACCAGGCACCACTTACTCAACTAGTTGGTAAGAATGGACATGGTAAAAGTTCAATTGCACTTATTTTAGAAGAAGGGTTGTTTAACTCAAACTCTAAGAAAATTAAGAAGTCCGATGTATTAAATAGGTACTCTACAAGTAAAAACTATGCTATCAGTGTTATTTTTGATGTCGATGGGGCTGAGTATACAGTTAATACTACTCGTACTGCTAGTAGCGGGAGTGTTAAGCTTACTCGTGGTGGGATTGATATTTCTTCCCATACTGCTACTGGAACGTATAAGCAGATTGAAAATATCCTCGGCTTCGACAGTAAGACGTTTGCCCAAGTCGTATACCAGAGCAGCGTTTCATCGCTGGAGTTCCTCACAGCGACGGATTCAGCAAGAAAAAAGTTCCTAATCGATTTACTTAACCTTGGTAAATATACTAAAGCACTGGATGTATTTAAAGAACTTGCTAGTAATAGTACAAAGCAAGTAGATACTACTAATGCTAAACTACTAACAGTACAGTCTTGGCTAGCTAAGTATGCTAAGGAAGATTTAGCTATCAGAGACGTGGAACCAGAAAGACTACCACCCACTAAACAGCAAGAGCGTATTACATTACTTAATAATGATCTTAGTAACATTACTACCACTAACAAGAAAATCTCTCAGAATCTAACATATAAAAGTATTCTAGATTCTATTGAAATTGATGCCGCTCGTATAAAGCCTATACACTCCGATCTAAAAGAGTGGACTTTAGAAGTTAGTACTATTAGTCAAGAACTTAAAGAAGGTGCATTACTATCCAAGAAGCCTAGTACTAAAACTATTAAGTGCCCTACCTGCTCTCAGGATATGGATAACTCAGTAATGTTTACTAGAGTTATCAAGTTTGAGGAAAAGAAGCCAGAACTAGAAGCCAGACTACGAGAGTTAAACACTAAGATTAGTGAAGCCACTGCTGCTGAGTCTGCATGGCAAGCATATGAGCGTAAAGTACAAGAATGGGAAAAATATCATAGCTTGTATGACCCAGATATGCCTACTGAGCTTCTAAATGCTGATACTATTAAGGCAGAGATTAAGTCTTTACAAACTGAAATATCTAGCATTGAAGCAGAAATATCAAAGCAGCGTGCTAGAAATAAAGTAGTAATTGAACACAATTCTAAAGCTAAAGTTATTGCGGCTCAAATGAAAGATATGCAACAAGAAGCAGGTGATCTTGGTGAAGAACTACTTCTACGTATGGACGAAGCTTCAAAACTATCTATTCTAGTTAAAACCTTCAGCACTACGGGACTAGTAGCCTATAAGATTGAATGTTTAGTCAAAGACTTAGAAGAGCTAACTAACGAATACCTAAGTGTTTTAGCAGGCGGAAGATTCCAGTTATCGTTTGTTGTTGTATCGGATAAGCTAAATGTTGTTATTACTGATAATGGTCGGGATATTGATATACTCGCTTTATCTAGTGGTGAGCGTGCTCGCGTTAATATTGCTACCCTGCTAGCTATCCGGAAACTCATGCAAAGTTTATCAAATAGTAGGACTAATCTCCTTATACTAGATGAAACCGTGGAAAACCTTGATGCAGAGGGTAAAGAAAAGTTAATTGAAGTTCTTTTAGAAGAAGAGTCCCTTAATACTTTCTTAATATCTCATGGTTTTAGTCATCCGCTATTAGAAAAAATTAGTGTAATTAAAGAGAACAATATATCGAGAATAGAATGATTCATATAAATTATAGATATCAAAATAAGAATAATAAGAGTGACTTAGTACGTATTAGTAGTATTGAGTATATAGATGGACTAAAGTGTGTACTATTTCATCGCTTTGGAAAAGATACAACAAGTAAACTACCTATTGAAATGT